TGCGTTATATGGTGTTAATGGGCTGGAATATGGGCTATATTCCTGGGAGGCCTTCTTTACACCGGGATTCGAATCTTTAAATGGTGTGTCTATTATGTGAACAATTTGTTTGACTTCACCATAGCCTTTGGTAGAGATGAACGATTCGCTCTTACCTCTGCAGTCATCTAATGGGTGGATGAATCAGCTGCAAACATTGTTAGAATAGGAGCTTCTAACGATGAAAATCATCTTTCCGTCACTCAAGTGACTAAAGACGGAATGAAACTTTGGTCCATGCCTGACCTTAACGTTAAACCAAAGTTAAATGATGATCCCTTAGACATCGGTTTTTGTCTTACAGCTGCTACTTATGTAGCCCTATCCGGAGACTCTAATAAAACAATTAAAATTATGCAAGATAATTTCGCATAATTCAACCGATCGTCAACCACTAAAGACAAAATAGAATTAGTGGAATAACAACTTAGTCTAGGAGCCCTTTGTCTCTAAACTTGTAGAGATTTGGCTTTCACATCGGTCTCCTTACAATCAGGCAAAAGAAATCTCAGTATACCCGGATCTGCTATGAAAAACCCAAGAGCAAAATCCGATAATACCAACCAATATCTATTTTGGAGAACTATAACTGTAGACAAGACTCCATTTCCAATTTTAGATGTTAGAGTTGATGATGTAACATTAGAACATCTAGCATACGCAGAGTTCATGGAATAAGTTGGTATTCCAGTATCATTCGATACCAAATAGAAGGACAAAGCAATATATCTCTTAGATGAAGGAGATTCCTTCCATGCATACATCAACTAAACCTTCTTCGATAATAAATTAAAAGAGCAGCAACTTAAGTTTTAGAAGAAGAAGGAGATGGAAAAGAAATTGAACGAATAAGTAAGACAATAAAATTAAGCTGTCTTGAATAAAGTAAAGGATAAGAAAGTGGGTAAGAAACAGAAATCAATTTCTTAATAAACATAATAATCAGGTTCATAATCGTAGAACCATTCCATCTCAATTGCCAAAGGAGACATGTAATCTGTTAAACTGTCCCAAATAGACCCAAATTCGTCCATAGATTTTGAAGACGAAGGCCCAATTTAATTAAATAAGGAAGATTATGATAAATTATATTTAATGGGGTCTACTAAATTGTTAGATGCGGTAAAAGACTACGGAGTGATAGTCTTCGGGAACTTCACAGAGGGAAGTGAAGGTAAGACCGCCATGTTAAGAGAAGTAGGCAGTATCGAGAAAACTTCAGACTTTGAAGCCTTGATAACTTCTCATACATACGCTGCAACTTTTCCAGTCAACATGCTCCCTATTGACTGGACACATATCGACGCACCCAAATGCCATAAATATCAAATTGGGTTCGAGGCCTGGCTACATATACCTGAGGATGGAAACAGGCTTACCAAACAGTATTTCTACACCCCTTATAAATATAGAGAGGAAACGATTCATGGTGTATATGATAAGATATTGCTAACAAGAGTCACTTAAGTAGGTAATGGACTTAAGTTAACGACTAATGATGCCAATACTGTTTTGGAACGATATATTGAACATTACAATAAATTCACAGAGCTAGACTTTAAACTTCACATAGATTATGACATATATGGGGAATACAGGAAGTAATGCTTATCGGCAATAAGCGTTTTAATGAAGTAGAAAAGAGACTAACTAGCTATCTGTTAAATGTATGATAATTCATACCCAGTCTGGTATTAATAATTGAAAACTAGTAGATAAAGGGCCAATTTTAATTATCTAGCTACTCCAAAAGTTGAAGAACCAATGATATATTACTTTTGTAGATAAACCGGACTTAGCGTAAAAATAGCTTCTTACGCTGTGTATTTATTACCTTTGATATTGGGTGATAAATATGAAGAATTAATAGTCGAATTCATTTTAGATATGTGTGTCACTAAAGACATTTATGTTAGACGTATTCGAAGTGACGTCTTACCACGAACTTGGTAAATTATTAGGTGGTTCGTGCCAATCGTAGTCGCGTTGTTTGTAGATCACGTGACTATTGTGATTTAAAAAATATTAGGAATATAAATTAGGTTGTTTAGAAATATTAAAACAACTTCACTCAAAGTAGCTAGAAGAATTAAAATCGGATCTTAATCCACAAATTCCTAATTTTATCACAAAGAAGATTTAGATTGTTATAATTTAAATCTTTGTAATCCATTAGTTTTAAGGGACTTTAAACTACTCGACCCTTAAAGTAGACAACCTATAGATCATACAGATCCTAAAATAGTCTACGACACATATCTCCCATATTGTACATGTCATAAAAATAAGCCCAAAAATCATATTTCCAATAAAAGGGCAGAATTACATGAAAAACTAGCTTTTGCATCATATGCTAGTTGTCCTTTAAACGCCATCTCAGCGATCGTCATGAGATAAGCTGCATCCAATTTATAACCAGACCCTATAATCAAGATGGACTTTGTAGAATACGTTCAAAGTTCCGAAGTTAAGCTTGTTTAGAAATTTAAACGAGCATTCGATAAATTGGACATGTCTTAATATACCTTTGGAAAGTATATTGAAAAGGTCAGAAAAGTTGACTAAAAGAAAGCCAACAGCTATGTTTAAGGACGGGAAAGAGCTATACTCAGAGGAGAAATAGCTAAAGACATGAAATGTTTTCCCAAATCAGGAGAGTGGTTCATCAAACACAAGGACGAAGACGTCAATAAACTCTCCAATAGGCCAAGAAATATCTGTAATCCTGAAACAGATTTACTTGGGGTATGTAATCACATTAATTACATATTTTTAGCTTGTCTAAAGAAATCCTTCCCATCTTATTCTTCATATTTAAATAATGGTGAACTAGAAGATAAGATATACTAAGAAGCCCGTAGAGTAGAAAGATCGGGAGAAATAAACACTATAAGTTCTGACTTTAGTGGGCATGATGCAAATTAACATGCAATATTTCTGGAAGGAGTTGATAATTACTTAATCAAAAATTTCTTGCCATATATATATTCCTATTTGGAGTTACCATAAAGTCTATATCCAGAAGTACTAGAATCGTTAACTAAATTGGACACAAAGTTAACATACTTCATGAAAATAGGTAAGAAATAAAGGAAGGCATTCTCATGTACATTGAGAGGAACAGTGACTTCTGGACATCCAACTCGTACCACATTTGGTAACAGTTTACGAGTATCTTTATATTGGATGTACTTATTTAGGCAAGCTAACATACCTCCTGAGCGATATAGCATATTTGTAGGAGGTGACGACTTCTTCGCTATAATAAATAAAATGGATTTAGAATAAATAGATTACTGGGTATCGTAATTATTTTCAGCGAAGAAATATGGAGTACACGGCTTAGGATAATGTACTAAAAAAGTCAACAGATTAGGGTTACATGTTGACTTCCTCTCTAAAATAGGTATCATCAACAAAGGATACGTATACATTCATAGATAATTATAGAGAGTAGGTTTGTTGTAAACATATACAGATTCAACAAACTAAGACCACAAGAGTCTAGAAATGGCTTTAAATTGTGGTTTACACGCAGCCGGCGGGGGATTGGACTTTGTTGACCGAATAAACGAATAATTAGGGAATTAACATTAAAACATGTCTATGTATAAGAAGGCATAATTATTCGGTGATTTATCAAAAAATATACAAAGTAAAAGTGGTGAATTAAGAGATTTATAATAATTGTTGATAAGGACTTAAGATATTCCTTTAAACCACTTAGCTTAAGAATACGACTTTGTATAAAACACGGCTGCTTTCGGTGATTCCTCACATTTAGATAAACATTAGGTGAGGTTAACCATGGAGGGGTATATAACACAATCATATGATCAAACTATAATTGACTGTTCCAAATATGATTATACCTCTAGAATACCCATACAGATATAGACTAGAAGGGGAGTAAAAATAGGGTCTCTACCAAAGATAGACAACTTGTAAAAAGGTCTCGTGTGTTCTCACGTACAAAAAGATAACGGATAAAGAACGTTACTAGATATGTGGAGTTGCATTTCCTATCTAGCATAAAAACTAGCACCTAAATCAAATACCAACTAGCCTAGACTTGCTGGCAACCAAAGTCGTGTCTTCTTCAGTAAGAAGTAAAGCTCTAAGAAGAGCAACAAATCTACAAACAAATCAACGTATCGTACCTTAAGCACTACAGAGTAGAACGTTGATAAGAGAGGGTAAATAACTAAAGCTTCAGATGAATACATAAAATCTGTTTTGGCACCATTTTCTACTATTGGTGTTAGAGCTCCCTCTCTCATATCTTCAGGGACCGGTCTTATAAATCATAACTTTGAATAAGACCTGAATTTTAGCAACTAAGGTTTTGGCGCGTTAGTAATATATCCTTCCTATATATTATCTTAGCAAACCAATAATGGTCCTTGTTGGATACAGTTTCTTCCAATGGCAAATAACTAAGCATTCGGAGGAAATATGAATTTGTCCTTAATTGCCACATAAAATGGAGCTTTCAATGGAAACTCCATTATGGCCAATAATGGAGCCAGTCAATTGAATGATGGCTCAGGAAGATACCTATCTGCACGATTAGTGAGATTAGGTATACGATTAATTCCCACAGCTAATGACATGATAAGATAAGGGAAGATAATCGTTGGACAGATTCCAGGAAGTTCTTTATAATCTTCAAGTTCTGGTATTATTCCTTTACCAACAATAGCCCAATTAAAGAACTATCCTACTAGTGTTGAAATGTCGGCCAAGACAGCTTCTGAGAAAACACTAGAATACGTGTGGTTGCCTTTAGACACACGTGATTAATAATTTAGCGCTTATTCTAATTTAACAAATATTGAACCGGATTTCCCTTCAGAACTAATGAGAAATCCCATAATAGCGCTATTTTCCGGACTTAATGCAACTACAGCTGAGAGCTATTTATTGCAAATTAGTTACACTTTTGAATACGTAGCTGCTCCTTCGTTTGAACCTTGGGCTAATATTTAAAAATCATAAGCTGTGAAGTCCGAAGTGGATACATTCTTTTAGAAGATGTCTCCAAATGCAATCAACTAAGTCTCAGGGGGACTAGTTGATTACGTCGCTTCTCGTCCTGTACTGAAGAAATTCACTTCAGTTCTCACTGGAGGGACAAGCGACTTAGTAGATGCTGGACTATAACTTGGGGGACAATTCCTCAAGACCACTCTATACAAATGATGAAGTATTGAACATTTTCTTTTATCATTATATAGATACAGCATAAGTTTCTGTTTACTTCCTAAGCAGAGGGTTGTCCAAATGTGGTGTCAACAACACAAAGGTCTTTTTCTTTTCATAGTGATAACACATAATTCTTTGTAGCCGGGTAGGGTAGATGGTTTGAAGCCAACAGTTTCTAGAAAACTGGTCTATTGCGAGAACTATGATGAACGTGTTTGAAACGTGGACTGAACAGACCCCCCC